AAGTTTAAGGAGAACTATAATGTCACAATTACTCGAGTCACGCTGGTCGGAAACCAAAGAAGCTCTTTTAGAAGGTCTTCAAGGTAACAAGCGTTCAGTAATGGCAACTACTCTAGAAAATACCCGCAAGTATTTGGCAGAGAGTGCCACTGCTGGAGCCACATCCGCCGGCAATATCGCAACACTTAACCGTGTTATTCTACCCGTCATTAGACGTGTAATGCCAACAGTTATTGCTAACGAGTTGGTAGGTGTCCAGCCTATGACTGGCCCAGTGGGTCAAATCCACACTCTACGTGTTCGTTACGCAGACAACTACACAGGCAGTACTGGTGACAGTGCAAGTGCTGGTGAAGAAGCTCTATCACCATTTAAGGTTGCAGAAGGATATTCTGGTAACACAAATGGCAGAGCTGATGCAACAGCAGCCAAAGAAGGTGCAGCTGGTAACAGAATGAGCATTCAGATCTTGAAACAAACAGTTGAAGCTAAGACACGTAAGTTATCAGCTCGCTGGACGTTTGAAGCTGCTCAAGATGCACAAGCCCAACAAGGCATTGACATCGAAGCAGAAATCATGGCTGCTCTTGCACAAGAGATCACAGCTGAGATCGATCAAGAAGTTCTACGTAGCTTGGTAACACTATCTGGCACAGCCGTACTAACATACGACCAAGCTACTGTTAGTGGTACTGCTACTTTCGTTGGTGACGAACACGCTGCTCTAGCTGTTCAAATCAATCGTGCTAGCAACATCATTGCACAGCGTACACGTCGTGGCGCAGGTAACTTTGCAGTTGTTAGTCCATTTGCATTGACAATTCTTCAGTCTGCTACTACAAGCGCATTTGCTCGTACAACAGAAGGTACATTCGAAGCTCCTACAAACACCAAGTTTGTTGGTACATTGAACAGTGCTATGAAGATCTATGTTAACGGTTATGCCGCTGACAGTGCTCCAGTGCTAATTGGTTACAAAGGTTCTTCAGAATCTGATGCAGCCGCTTTCTACTGCCCATACATTCCATTGATGAGCAGTGGAGTTGTACTTGATCCATCAACATTCGAACCAGTCGTATCATTCATGACACGTTATGGTTATGTTGAATTGACCAACACAGCATCATCTCTAGGTAACGCAGCTGATTATTTGGCCAACGTTGCTATCACTAGCGGTAATGTTAAGTTTGCTTAATTGCTGATTTTTACAACAAAGTTCAAAAAGGCTCTTCGGAGCCTTTTTGTTTGACTTAAATATCTCATGCAAATAGAAAGTGATAAAGATTTTATACAACTGAGAAATCAATTTTTAGTTTGGCGCAAACGATTTCCTATGTTTGTTCACGATGTACAACAAATAGAAAAAATTATAGATTTACATATACAACAGCATAGTAAAATTATGGTCATGCATAGGCAAACACACAATAGAAGTTACTTGGAAAAAGCACAACTAGAAATAAACGCCATCAATCAAGTGATAGGTACAGTTGAAAAATTAGAACTGATGGCTATATTAAGTAAAGGATAATTATGGGAATTGAAAACTATTTTTTTAAAAACATTCATTCTGTGATAACACTAAACGATACAAAATTAAAGAAAAAAGTATTATCGTTAGGGCATCCAGATTTGCTTCTTGACAATAATTTTTTGCAAACCATATACGATGATAGTTTTATTAAAAAAATCCCAGAAGACAAATATCATGTAGATATACGTAAATTACACAATAGAGAACCAAATTTTTTTATTTACGATCCTTATTTTATTTTTGAACAATACAATTACGAACTTTATATTTTAGATGTTAAGCAACATAGAGGTAATGAAATACTAGTTGACTTAAATTACGAAATTGATCAAAAATATTATGAATATTTTGATCTTATCCTAGACGGTGGAACATTAGAACATTGTTATAATATATCTCAGGCATTTAAAAATGTATGCCAAATGGTGAAAGTTGGAGGATTTTCTCTCCACTCAAATCCGGTAAACAGAATTAATCATGGATATTTTAATTTGAATCCACTATTTTACGATCACGGATTTAAAAAAAATGGATTTAGCATACACGATTTATGCATACTTGATCAATCCCAATGTGTTCAAAGTATAAAAGAGATAAAACGAGCTGGAGTGATACCAGTAAAATCATCAGTTTTTTGTAAAGCAGAAAAAATAAAACAAGAAAATTTTGTCTGGCCTTCACAATACTAACGCGGATAAATAAAGTATCATAAAGTAAGAGCCGTAAAATCGGACTTATGCGGAACCCGCCGCGTATGATTTAAAAAATCACTAGGAGAAACAAATGGGACGTGCATTAAAGAAAGACATATTTGGTACAGATGTACTAGGGTTACCAGGAACAGCAGGTATTTCAAATACCAACACAGGAATTGCAGTAAGCGGATATTTTGGCGGCGCATTATCTACAGACTACGTATTAATCAAACAACGTGGTGCTAACACATATGTAGTTGCAAAAAAAGAAACATTCACAGCAGATACAACTAGCGGAAGTCCTATACTGACAAGTATGAGTGACCAAGTTGAAGTGACACTTGGTGATGAGCTAACAGGTGCAGGCATTCCAGCAGGTGCCAGAGTACTGTCAATAGACAGCGCCACACAGGTAACAATGACCGCAAATGCTACAGCCACTGCGTCGACTGTGACAATTACACACTTTGGGGCATATCAAGTAGGCAAGCTGGTTAACACAACACCAGATGCCAACGGCGAGATTCTAATTCAAGGTTCTCCAGTGGTTGGAACAGGTGGCGGCGAATCAGCTGGAGCTTCAGCTGGCCTAGTACCAATTCGTAAACTAACAAAACGTTTAGCTTATGGTTTCCCAAGCGTACCAGTACTAAGCGGTGGTATCCATAGAGGTGAAGATGACAACACTGCCACTAACCATGATGGCGTTCGTTACACATGGTACCTAGAAAGCGATTCTTCAGCAGACTATATTGTTCTAACACAAGTTAGCTAATCAAGGATAGTATATGGCACTGAGTGGACGCACAGTACAATCTAGCGGTGACTACAATATTAAAGCCGGTGAAGGCAGTACTATTCTGCTGGACACCGGTCCTAATGTAGGAGAAGTCCGAGTCACTGGTAATCTTATTGTGTTGGGAGAAACTCTCACAGTTGAGGCCACGAACTTAAATGTTCAAGACAATATTATTATTCTTAACTACGGTGAAACTGGGCAAGGTGTTACTCTAGGCTATTCTGGAGTACAGATTGATCGAGGTTACAACATCGACTCCAGCCAAGTTGCTCCAACTGCTTTGCTGTGGGATGAAGCTAATGAAACCTGGCAAATAGCTCAAGGTACTCCTGAAGACGGATTTAATTACACTGATAGTAAATTAAAATTGTCACAGATCATCACAGATGCTGCCACTGACGACGGCGACTTAATTCTAATTGGCGCCGGCACAGGAGTAGTAAAAGTAACAGGAACTGATCACTACGAACAGCGAGTGTTAGACGATGACGATGTTCCAAACAAACGCTATGTAGATGATGCAATTCAATTAAATCCTACATTCCAAATTACCAAAGACGATACCAGAGTCATTGTATTTGACAAAGAGAATGCACTACCGGCAGCATCTTTTACACCTGCAATAGGACCGTATATAGCTCAACCAGTACGTAGTGAAATTGCTTTTATTGTTGACAACAGGCGTGTAGCAGTAATGACTAGAGACCATTTTGAAATGACAGGTCTTACTATTTTTACTGAAGATCCGGTAGTAACTGATATAGAAGCACCTATGTCAGGAAATTTTAACCCGGGCCCAACCTCAACAAATCTTACCGGTTTTGAAAATCAAAGTGCAGTGGTTATTCAGTCAGACAATACCAACGCCAATATAAGATTAGAAACCAACGGAACAGGCAAGGTTGTGATTTCATATGCCATGAGTTTTGAATATCATGGAAGTCCGGTAACACAGGTCGGCAACACATCTATACTTTACGGATCTACGCCAGGCCCAGGTACTACAGGGTTAAGTTTTAGAAACACTAGACCTAGTAAAGAATTAGACGGCACAGTAAATGCCAGTTTTACCACAGATGAATTAATAAGTAAAAATAGAGCACTACTTTTCAGTATGTTATTTTAAGGATTATAAATGGCAATCGCAAACACACGATTAACAACCACAGGACTAGTCACAGTTTACACAAGTTCTGGCAACAATGCAATTACCACAATTATTGTGTGCAACACTGGAGCAGTAGATCTTACCAATGAAACTACTCGTGCTAGCGATCTAGATTTATATTTGGTTCCAAGTGGAGGCGGTGGAGGCACTGAAGCTACACGGATAGTCAGCAAGCTGACAATACCTGCAGGTGAAACAGTTTTCTTCAGTGAAGAAAGAGTGGTGTTAAGTAACGGAGATACTGTTCAAGCCCAGGCCAGTTCCACGGGCGGAGTTGGTGGATTATTAACTATAACTGTAAGCACATTACCAGTATGAAATTTTTAAAAACACAAAACACCAGTAGATTCGGTCTCAAGGACAATGCCCTTAAGGTCAATCCCTACGGTCGTTACACCATGGATGGTACCGGCGGCCTTAGACTTCCAAAAGGCACAACAGCACAACAGCCAAATCTATCCGGAGTAGAAATGCCCAATGGTGCCAACGGAATGTTGCGTTACAATACCACCACAGATGAGCTAGAATGTTATATTGCAGGATTTTGGGAAACAGTCAAAGGTTCCGCAACTAATTCAATAACAGCCTCAGGCTATGGCCCTGGAGATTTTGTAGAAACAAAATTTGGACCTTTAAATACTGCTTATGCTCCTGATTATTTGGCCAATGCCAACAATATTATTGTGTTAGTTGAAAACGTCTGGCAGATTGCCGGCACAAATTTTACCATAGTCACTAATCCTGCAGGATTGAGCAGTGCAACAGGCTATTTGGCAGGTATAGCATATCCTGCAGGTAATTATCTAAGTTTTTCTGATGCAGTGCCTATTGGCAAAACGGTCACTGTGTATTACGGTTACGCCAACTAATCATGACACAACTAGGTAGAATAAGCGGACCAATACTCAATAGTAATCTACTGAGAGATGGTAATGATTTAGCATTTGACACTGATCTATTATATTTAAAAATTTCTCCAATTATAGTGCCGTGGGAACAAGATGGCGAAGTAGGAGATCCTAATTATGATTCATCTTTGCCAGTCTCAATGGCTGGCACAGGTATAGGTATCAATACTGATACTCCAGTAGTTGATTTAGACATCAACAGTTTTACAAAAACTTCAAATCTAATAGTTGACAATCAAGCAATATTTGACAATCTTATATTCAATGCTAACGGCACAGTATCAACGGTTGTAGGACCTATTAATATTAGTCCTGTTGGAGCAGGCGCAGTTATTAATCTTGACAGAGTACTAACAGCACAACTTGAAATCAACGGTAATGCAATTAAAAATTACACAACCAACGGAAGTGTTGTGCTTAATCCCAATGCATCTGGATCTATAAATATTCAAAGTAGCACCAGTATACTAGGCAATCTAACAATTACAAGTAACACGGTTCTGTCTGGAGATCTATCAGCAGGAGACAATATCATAGTTGGCGATAGCCCATTAGATGTTGTAGTTGTAGCACCAGATTTTACACAAGACATTATCCCGGGCATAGACAACAGTTATGATCTAGGACAATCAGTAAAACGCTGGAGTCAATTGCACGTAGCTGATGATCTAACACACGCTGATCTTGTGCTGCCCCAAGCAGTTATTATTAGCGATCAAATGAGACTGGACGGAGTTACTGGTCAAATTATCAGTGTGCAGTCAAATGATGATATTCGAATAACACCATTCACTGGAATAACTTCAATTGAACGTACTCAGTGGCAGATAAACACAGTCACTAACCTCAACAATTCTGCTATTACCATTGCATCCACAGGAATAGGCTATTCGAAATTTGTAGGAACAAATGGTTTTGTAATGCCTGCGGGAACAGGTGACGATACTTATGCTCCAGGCACACCACAAAATCAAAGAAGAGCTAACCCTGAAGAAGGTGAAACTCGATGGAACACTGATTTACAATATGTCGAATGCTACGACGGTACAGTATGGCAATTATCAACTGGTGGTGGTGCAACTATAAGTGTACCAGTAATGCAAGATTTAGGAAATGTATACAGTCTCATTCTAGGCTAATTTTCCAAAAGATATAAATACTAGTGATTACAGAAAAAGTTTTTTTCTGTATGGTCAAACTGTGGTAAACCCGCAATGCAAGGTGGTTAACCGTGAAACACGGGGTCTAAGGAGAGCTAATGGCTATTGGAAGAATTTCCGGTCAAATGCTCAAATCCAATCTAGTCAGAGATGGCGTAGATTTAGCATTTGAGACTGACTTATTATATTTGGATGTTGTTAACTCTCGAATCGGGGTAAACAAACTAAATCCTCAACACGACTTAGACGTCAACGGCACAACAAAATCTACTGATCTAGAAGTAACCAATCAATTTGACATTGGCAATATAACAGTCACTGGCAATACTATCAGCAGCGATCTCAGTACCATAACTTTTGCACCATCGGGTGCTGAACCAACTATCTATAATGCTAGATTAGTAGTAGATGACATTCAAATTCTGGGAAATACTATTTCTACAGAAGTATCAAATAGTGCGTTAGAACTACGAGCCAACGGTACAGGAATAATAGATATTTACGGTAACACTAACATCACAGGCAATCTTGATGTTACTGGAAATATCAATGCTACTGGAAATGTAACCATAGGCGGAAATATTGTGATTGGAGACAGTCTGTCTGATTCAGTGACCATTAATGCCAGTATTAATAGTGATCTAGTTCCTCAATTTGACAACACAGTAGATCTAGGATCCGGCGCCTACCGCTGGAGAAACGTCTACGTCAATAATCTGTATACCAGTGTGTTAAATGTTACCATGCTGGATGTTGGTAATCTCATGTTTAGAGACAATGAAATTACCAGCACCACAGGACAAGACATAATTATAGACGGCAACGGTGCAGGTGGAGTTAGACTGGGGAATTTTCGAATTGCAGACAACGTCATAACCAATCTTAGTTCTAATGCAGTAACTGAGATTGCTCAAACAGGCATAGGATATTTTAAAATTCAGGGAACAAATGGTTTTGTTCCCCCTGTGGGAAGTGATGGTCAGAGGCCTACCGCTTATGCAGTGCTAGGTATGACTCGATTTAATACTAATTCAAAAGCTCTTGAAATTTGGGACGGAATTACCTGGGCAAGTCCTGCAGGAGCTTCTGGAGCCGTTTCAGAAATTCAAGCCAACGAAATAGCAGCCACTTATGCGCTGATGCTAGGATAAAATTATGCCAACCTTATTTAGACACGCAGTAAACACCGAAATAGGAACCACACCCGTAGATGTACTACAAGTAGATCAAGGAGTTAGAGTCACTGTTATTGGCATGAATATTGCCAATATCACAGACTTTGATACAGTGGTAGTTAACATATATGTTATAGATGAAAACTCTACGCAGGCACATTATGTGCGGGGCCTATCAATATCTCCCAACAGCACAGCTAAGATTATCACTCAAGGTGAAAAACTGATATTACCAGAAACTGCAGGCATAAGAATAGTCAGCGATACCGAAGACAGCATAGATTCTGTCATTAGTTATGTAGAAATCTCTTAAGGAAAAATTATGCCAAGTAATTATTATTTAGGTCAAAGCCCAGATGAATCATTAGGAGACAGTCCTCGCTATTGGTATGCTCTGCGTAGAAACAACGATGGAGAATTATTTTTGTATAGAAGTGATCAACTCAAAGATAAAGACAGTATTGAATTAAATTTACCTGGAGCTCCTGAAGAAAATTTTGAAGATTTTGAACCAGGTATAGACTACTTTGATGGCATTACACAAGATCACGAAGTGGCGTATGACAATTTGGTATGGACACAATATCGTTGGGACAACAGGAATATGTTGTACTATGTTGATAATCAGGGAAGATTAACACAGAGAATAAATCAGGGATACACATATCCCACAGGTCATTCAAGTTAAAACGGAATAAATCATGGCAGAATTTAAGATTAGTAGAATTAGATATACGTGGAAGAATGAATGGGTAGCTGATTCTACCACGTATAACAAAGATGATGTAGTAAGATACGGTGGCAGCACCTGGATATGCCAGCGACAGCACACAGCATCTACTTTTGCTGCAGACCAAAATTACTATAATAACCCTGGAGATACACAACCAACTCCAACCTGGCTAAAGATGACCGACGGGTATGAATGGAAAGGTGAGTGGGCTAATACAACTTTATACAATTCGGGCGATATTGCACTGTACGGTGGCGTTATATATCTATGCGTGATTAGTCATACATCTACATCAATATTTGATGATAGCTTAAACAATTGGGCTGTATATCTATCAGCAGATAGTTGGCAATCAGATTGGACTCCTGACACACGCTACGGCATAGGAGATGTAATTCGATACAATGGTATTGTGTATAGATGTATTGTAGGACACACATCAGGAACCACAGCACAAGGACTCGAGGCTGGCAACAATGATAATCAAGATGATAGCACAGGTGAACTGTGGCAGGTATACTATGAAGGTATTGAGTATGTAGGTTCCTGGACAGCTGCCACTAGATACAGGAAAAATGATTTAGTCAAATACGGCGGCAGTGTGTTACGTTGTGTAACTGGACACGTGGCCGGCGCAAGTATTACCGATGTCAACTTTGTCACTGAATTTATTGGACACAATTTTTATCAGACCTGGAGTAACGCTGTTTATTATGCAATTGGTGATATTGTTAGACATGGCGGATATCTATACATAGCAGCAGCCAACAACTATGCCGTCGGCAACCCAACAGAAGATATTGCAAATTGGAGAATACTATCCAAGGCCGTGAATTTTATAGGCACTTGGAATGCAACTGTAGATTACAAAGTAGGAGACGTAGTTCGTCGCGGAGGTAATCTATACCTAGCTATATTAGATACCGGAGCCGACGGTAGCTCATTAGATTATCTTGATACCAGCAATTGGGAAATAATCAACTCAAGCCAAGCCTGGCGCGGCGGCTGGTTATCCGGTCAAACATACAGCGTCAATGATGTAGTGGTATTTTTAGGTAATACCTATCAAGCCAATGTCGAACACGTTGCTTCTAATGACAATTTTCCAGGAGATAACGGTTCTGGATTTGCTTATTGGGACCTAATATTACAGGCCGGCTCAGAAGTAGGAATGTCACAGCGCGGAGACCTACTTACATTTGGTCTTTCAAGATCAAACGTAGGAGACGGCAGTACTTTTGGAGCAACCAGTGTTCCAATAGGAGAAGAAACTCAAGTTGTTGTTGCAACCCAAGAAGGCAATGTTGATTATGCATATTGGGGTGATTTAACAAGAGTAAGATTTGTAGATACCTCTGGAGTTGATGACTACACAAATCCAGAAAGAGGCACCAGTCAATTCTTGCCTTGGAGAACTATTAGATTTGCCTGCGAACAGGTCAATGACGGATTCAGCGGACACACAACTATTAAAGTGGCAGTGGGAGAATATATAGAATTAACTCCGATCATTGTGCCACCTAGAACAGTGGTGCTAGGAGCTGAACTAAGAAGCACAACAATAAAAGCTCAAGGTTCTGTTATTTCGTCTGCCGATCGCCCATATCATCTAGCTGTGTTAAATAGAATTTCTTTAATGATACCAGAAATTGTAGCAGGTATACCTACAAATCCAACTAAATCTGTAAGTAATTTAGAAGAGCAAGTCTTTTTAACAGAGACGTTTCAGATACCGTTTAATCCTCCGCAATTTGATAGTGCTGTGCCTCCGAATGAAATTTTTGATACACTTGTTTTACCTATCTCTACCAGCAGTGTTGCTGCTGCCGCAATACAAACCAAAATTACAAATATAAATGATTACATTAACTTTTATATTAATAGTTCGGGTTCAGATCCTCTAGTAGTAGGCACTAACACAGCACAGACCTCTACAGCATATACTAATACTGTATTGCAATTAGAAGCTAACAAGAATTTTATTATTGAAGAAGCTGTGGCCTTCTTGCAAGATACTTATCCTGCATATACATTTGATGAAGATTTACTGCGATTTAGTATTCTTGGATATGTAGATGCTTGGAAATATGATATCATATACACAGGAAATTATAAATCACTACTAAGAGCAAGGTATTATAGAAATCAAATACTAGGCTGTACTACTAGTGAAGACATGTTCTATGTAAGAAACGCTACCGGAATTCGTAATTGTACTTTGAAAGGCCTAGACTCTACGCTAAGTCCCCCAGTGGCATTTGATTTATATCAAATTCCGTTGGGAGGAGCATATGTTTCATTAGATCCAGGGTGGGGACCAGCAGATTCTACTACTTGGATTACCACACGTTCGCCTTACATTCAAGGTGTTACAACCATAGGTACAGGTTGTGTTGGTCAAAAGATTGATGGGGCTTTGCACAACGGCGGAAATAAATCCATAGTCAGCAATGACTTTACACAAGTTCTCAGCGATGGAATCGGAGCATGGGTGCGTAACAACGGCCGCGCTGAACTAGTTTCAGTGTTCACATATTATTGTCACATTGGTTATTTTGCCGAAGATGGCGGTATCATACGAGCCACAAACGGTAACTGTTCCTACGGCACCTACGGCGCTATAGCAGATGGTGTTGATGCCTCAGAAACTCCGGCAACTGCAAGAGTTTTCAATAGATTTAATCAGGCTGTGGTAGCTGCTGCTTTTGCCGGAGACTTTGTTGACGAAATACAGATTTTAGAATGGACAAATTTTGGACAAGATTATACAGAAGCCACTGCGGTGTTTACTGGTGCCGGTATTAATGCTGATGTAATTTTTGAAGAGTTTAGAGACGATGCAGTATTTGAAGCAAGAAGACTTGACGCCTATGCGGGTACTGCTCAAATAGCACAAGAAATAGGCGGCAGTGGTTATGTAGTGGTGCAAAATAATGCCCAAGGCGGAGATGCTCTTACAATTACCATAGCTACAAATGATGCTAACAGCATTGCTGAGTATCTAGGAATGCGAATACTTATTACCAGCGGTGCAGGCACAGGACAGTATGGATATATCACTGCCTACGACAATGTGACAAAAGTAGTTACTGTATATAGAGAATCTGATGATCAACCTGGTTGGGATCACGTAGTTCCGGGCAAATTACCCACAGTCCCGTTGCTGACTAATACCACATACAGAATTGAACCTAGAGTGATATTTTCTGCTCCAGCATATACAGCTGAAGAAATTACAACTCCTGCTGCTACCACTTGGTCAGAAATTGTCTTTGGTGACACTGCTGAAACATACACTAATATACCGGTTACTGAATCAGGCACAGGTACTACTATAGATGTTGTAGCGGCACTTGCTACTTTTAATGTTAGTAAACAAGGCAGAAATTACACAATAACTATTAATAACGGTGGAGCTGGCTATGAAGTAGATCAGCAGCTGACTATTGATGGAAGTCTATTAGGCGGTATATCACCTGAAAATGATATTTCAATTTTGGTCACAGATGTTAGCGACGACAGTACAAATTCAATATTGGCTTTTGAGCAACCAACTTATGGTGCAGGAATATATGATATCGGAGCCAGTGGAAAATTTGTAGTAGTTTCTACTGGGGGCAGTGCTGCTATGTACAGTTCAGATGGCAGTAATTGGGAAACATTTAATATGCCCACAACGGGTGATTGGAAATGTCTAGCTGCAGGAAGAGTCACATACCCTACATTAGGCGATCACATATTTGTAGCTATACGTCAAGCCAGTGCTTTTGCTGCTAGTTCTACTGATGGTATAAACTGGACTACTAGAAGTATGCCAGCATCTCGGCAATGGAATTCTTGCGTTTACGGTAAAGGAGTGTTCCTTGCTGTGGCCACAAATTCTAACTCAGCTGCTTATAGCCTTAATGGCACTACTTGGAGCACAGTTACACTTCCAACATTTGGCGATTCTACAATTAATGAATGGGTAGATGTGACTTATGGCAAGAACAAATATGTAGTGTTGGCCAACAGTGGAAACACAGTAGCCGTAGGCACATACAATTCTTTATTCAACACATGGTCATGGAACGGCCATATCATGGATGTGGTAGCAGACTCCAGCGCCAAAGATTGGGTCAGTATTGCATACGGTAACAATAGATTTGTTGCTATCTCCAGCACAGGCGATGTGGCCTATAGTTTCGATGGCCTAGACTGGTTGCCAGCTACTATGCCATCACAAGACGGCAGCACTGCCCACAATTGGAAAAAAATTCGCTATGCACAGGGTGTGTTCTTTGCTGTAGGAGACACAGGCGGTAGAGATGTTGCCGGAGATGTTACCGTAGGAGAAACTAATTTTGCAGCAACCAGTTTTGACGGTGTAGTATGGACTACAAGAACACTGGCTTCTACTAAGCAATGGATCAGTATTGGTTTTGGTAATCCATATATAGAATCTAGAGATTCCACAGTAGGCAAAAATACACCTATGTGGATTGCTATAGATAACTCAAATAAATTCAACAAGATACAAACCGGTGCAAGAGCATTAGGACGAGTAACAATTGCCAGTGGAGTTATTAGTAATGTGAAATTATGGGATCCAGGATCTGGTTACACAGAAATACCCACCTGTGTGTTTGTTGATCCAAACAACAATAGAGATGCAATAATCGAAAGCCGTACTGGTGATAGAGTATTAGCACAACCAAGTTGGCTCAATCGAGGATTAGGATATAGAACAATTTCTACCGCAGTCACAGTTACAGGTGACGGATTTGCAGATATTATCCCAACAGGTAAGTTTATAACAATAAGCGATCTTGCAGTATATCCCAAAGTTGGTTCAAATATAACTTTAGGTAATTTGACTAGTGACTATACGTTAGTTACAATCGAAGAACTTGGGCCAGATGATAGGGGTCTATCTGCTAGAATACGTATCAGTCCAGAAATTAAAAATAGAGATCAACTAGAACATTTGACCTCGGTGTCCATAAGAACAAAATTTGCTCAATGTAGAATCACAGGCCATGATTTCTTGGACATAGGAACAGGAAACTTTGAAGAAACCAACTATCCTGAACTATACAGTGGTTTTTATGATCCACAGCCCTTTAATGAAATTGTAGAAGAAAATAGAGGCCGTGTATTTTATACTTCAACAGATCAAAGCGGTAATTTTAGAGCAGGCGAGTTGTTTGCGGTTGAGCAAGCCACTGGAACTGTAACAATTAGTTCAGACTTCTTTGATCTTTCTGGACTTACTGAATTGCGACTTGGTGGTATTAGAATTGGAGGCACTGGTGCAGTGGTCCGAGAATTTTCTACCGATCCCTTGTTCATAGCAGACTCTAACAATATTGTTCCGACTCAACGAGCCATAGCTGCTTACTTGGCAAATAGACTCAGCGTAGGCGGATCAGAAGTTGCAGTAGGTAGTTTTATAGCAGGAACTGTATTAGTAGGTCCTGATCGATTCAACAGTACTGCTGGAATACGCATTATTGTACAGACTAGAGCAGAATTTGACGCAGCAAATTCTGGAATAAGTGGTAGTATGTTAGCACAAACAATGTTTTACAAATCATTTTAATAATTTCTAAAATAATTGACTAAATATAGAATACGGAGTAGAAAATGGCAGAATTTAAACTAGGTAGAATAAGATTTGTTTGGAAAAATACATGGACACCATCTACTACCTATTACATAGACGATGTAATAAGATACGGAGCTCGCACTTATATATGTGCGGTAGGGCATACTTCTGCCTCAGATTTTAATACAGATTTAGAATTTAATCCTACTAAATGGAATCAGATGAGCGACGGCCAAAGTTGGACCGGAGATTGGAATGTTAGTACTTTTTACAAACTCAATGATGTAGTCAAGTACGGCGGTCTTCTTTACATCTGTAACGACAGTCACACTTCAGCTGCTACCTCAGCGTTGGGACTAGAAAATGATCAAGCCAAATGGACTCTATATGCAGAGGGACTTGATTGGAAGAACGATTGGACAGTATCCACTCGTTACAAGGTAAATGATCTAGTACAATATGGCGGATATACATATGTTTGTAATCTCCACCATACTTCAGCCGCTACCGCAGCATCGGGATTAGAAGCCGATCAAGCCAAATGGGATTCATTTAATCCTGGTATAGAATACAAAGGAGACTGGGTAGCTTCTGTAACCAGATACAAAGTCAATGATGTAGTAAAATATGGAGCCGGACTGTGGATTTGTGTTACTCAGCACACTGCGGCAGCTGCGTTCTTAACCGATAGTACAGCAGGACGTTGGAGCCAATTTGTTGAAGGCACAGAATTCGAAAATGTATGGAATCCAGCCACGCTTTATCAACCCGGCGATATTGTGCAATATGGTGGTAATCAGTATATAGCCAAAACTATACATACAGATCCATTTGTTCCGTCGACTGTTGGTTCGGCTAACTGGGATCTATACCTAGAAGGATTTAAATTTCAATCTGCGTGGGCAGGCGGAACTTCTTATGAAATAGGCGAAGTGGTATCTATAGGTGGTTATACCTATTTGGCAGTACAAGATTCGCCTTCGACTACTGTTACTGTCACAGCAGTTACAGCAGCCACTGACACATTTACCATAGCTTCAACTAATGGCATTGTGGTAGGTATGACTGTGAGATTTACCGGCATAACATTTGGTAATGTGTTTGCTTCTGCCAGATACTATGTAAAAACTGTAGCCGCAGGCAATATCACAATCAGTACAACTCCAGGTGGTACAACATTCAATATCACAGCCGATGCTTCGGGGTCAATGTCTGCCACAGTGTCAGCAGAACCGCCAAACACCACATACTGGTCGAGACTAAATGCTGGTATTAGCTGGCAAGGTGAATGGTCAGATGACAGAGACTATTTGTTAGGTGACGCAGTAAGATTTGGTGCAAATGCCTATATCTGCTTGCTAGCACACAGATCAGAAGGCGACGACGGTTCTACTTTAGGAGCAGCTGGTGGCGGCCAAGTCAACAGCAGACCTGATCAGGATAATACAGGTACATATTGGAATTTACTAAGTATTGGTACAGAAACCAGTGTGTTATCAGTGCGCGGCGATCTAGTGTTTTTTGGTGGCGGCGGACCACAAAGACTACCGATTGGTCGAGAAGGACAGGTCCTGACTTCTACAGGTGTAGATCCAGAATGGACTTTTCTCGGTGAAACTGATCACACATATTTTGTAGCACCTACAGGAGTCGACGGGCCTTCACCTATACATGGTAGAACCTGGGATAAGCCATTTAAGACTATTCGCTATGCTTGCGAACAAGTTGAGAAGGGTCCCCGCAATCCCGATGCACGACATCTGTTAGAATTAAATCGTGTGTTCATTCAACGCGAAGTCACAGAGTTTATACAGAATCAGATTGCTGGTAACGTTGCACCATTTACTACAGTATTTGTTTACGATGATTTCAAATGCGAGCGAGATGTAGGATTTACTCTAGATGCGGTAACTTATGATCTATGTCATGGTGGTAATATTAAATCACGTGGAGTGGCTAATTCATTAATTGGCGGACTCAGCGAGGGTGAAACAGAAGCATATCCAGGCCTAGCTATCGAATCAGACGAATCTGTAGCTGCCTACAACTACATGCTCACAGTTATTGGAAATGTTTTAGCACAGACAGCTCCGACAATAAATTATCAGACACTGAACGGCGACAATTCTACTGCTACAGTGGCCCAATATTTTAACAGCGATCTTACAGCAGAAACTGATGCCTTGGCCACAGTAACAGCAAGCGTTACATTGATTACCAATGCAATCACTGCTAGGGCAGCAGCAGTTACAGCACCCGAAATTGCAGCAGCTATAGCTAGTGTACCGGCAAGACGTAGTCCTAGCAATTTGATCAATGTGGCCACAGGACAGTATCGTGAAACATTGCCAATCATTGTGCCAGAGCAGACTTGTATACAAGGGGACGAACTACGTTCAACTAACACAGGCCCGGCTGGCAGTCAGACCAACAGATCCGATGCAGGTTACAGCGTAGGTACATTGACTAGATTACAAACAGTGGTTGATCAGATTGTGCAAGGCGCCAACGTTACTGAAAGCTCAGGTAACACCGCAGTTCAGAGTGTAGCATTTCCATTTGCCAGCACTGAAGAAGCAGCTGATGCAGCACAGTTGGTCAGAGTCATGCAACATCAGATTGATTTCAAGATCAGCTCTACCTTTATGGTGAGTTCTGCAGATCCTACAGGATACAATTCATCATTCTTGTCAGGGTTTGGCGATGCAAGAACACTACTGCGTGAAAACAAAGAATTTATCAAAGAAGAAATTACAGCTTTCTTAAATGAAAATCATAACACAGTAAAATTCAGTAGAACCAAATGCAAACGTGATGTAGCATTTATCGTTGATGCCATGGTATATGACTTGACCTATGGCGGAACCTGGGCCACACTGGTAGCTGGTACAGCCTACTTTGATGGTGACAACAGCACACAACTGCAGATCGACAGCACAGAAATCACAGCCACAGTAGCTGCCTACGGCAGATTGAAAGACATTGTGCAACAGATCATTGCCAACACCACAGTAACAAAATCCACAGGCAACACCGCTACTCAATGGACAGACTCAACAAACTTGGCAGGTGGTTCAGCTGCTAATGCCACAGTGGGTGCATTAGTAGATATCATTACCAACATTATTCAAGGTGACAGTACAGAAGGAAACACTCCGCAGATCAATGTGACTACCATAGCCACATTGAACACACTGACTTCTACCGCGCACGGATTAGCAGTAGGGGATGCAGTGGTTCCAAGAACCACTGCCAACGGACTGGTCAACGGCACAAAATATTGGGTGGTAACAGTGGGCTCTGTCGATACATTCCAACTTGCAGCCACATATGGTGGAGCAGTGTTAGCATCATTCACCAACGGTGCTGGACTTGATATTGATTTAGAAGTTATCAATTATCCTACAGCTACTAATGCCGTAACATCAACCACTGCTCTAATAGCAGCTGCCGTGACTCTAGACCTAGCACAGGAAACCATAGTAACTGCGTCTACCGCTTATATTACTGCTAACTTTCCTGCATTAGTTTATAACTCAGCTAAGTGCGAACGTGATGTGAGATTGATATTAGAAGCAGTGATGTTTGACTTTATGTTTAACAGCAACTTTAAAACTAGAGAAGCTGCATACTCATATTTGAGAGCCACAGCCGCTGATGTATTCAGTTTAAATCAGAAAACAGCCACTCGTGCAGCATTTACCTATGTCAAAGGATTGGCCATAGCCAACGTGGGCGGCAATGCTACAGCACAGGCTCGTATTGAAACATTAATGACACTGTTGGATGACATAGTCTTTGGTGCTACCAACGAAGGCAGTCGCTGTGCTTCAGGCAACAGAATGGTTGATTATGCTGTGCTGCAATTAGAGCGCAACAGAGATTATATCGTAGCAGAAATTGATGCTTATATTGATTCAACATACACTACTACAGTTACCGCCGCAACCGCTGCTACTGACATATTTACTTGCACATCAACTGCATGGATGACAAGAAACGCAGCTATACGATTCACAGGCACCGTATTTGGCGGAGTGAATACTACAACTACTTATTATGTGCAGAATGTGGTAAGCTCAACTACTTTCAAAATTGCTACCACAAGAGATTCAAACACAGCATTTAATATCGCCAGCAACGCTAGCGGGTCAATGACAGTGGCTCTGTTCTATAGCAGTACAGCTTGCCTCAGAGATGTCAATACATATATCGATGCACTCAAGTATGATTTGAAATATCCAGGCAATTACAAATCAAGATATGCAGCTAGATATTACGCAAACAGTGTAATGGGCAGTTTGGAAGAAGATATGTATTATCTCAGAGATGCTACAGGTCTAAGAGATCAAACTATGGAAGGCCTAACAGGTGACCTATTGGCTGAAAACGAATACGGTACTTCCAGAGTAAGTGCAGGAGCATACGCATCCTTGGATCCAGGTTGGGGACCAGACGATTATCGCACTTGGATTATAACACGTTCACCGTATGTTCAGGGATTGACTACACTAGGTTATGCGGCTGTAGGTCAAAAGATTGATGGAGCATTGCACAACGGTGGAAATGATTCTATTGTTTCCAACGACTTTACACAGGTAATATCAGACGGTATTGGTGCTTGGATCACCAACAACGGTCGTGCTGAATTAGTGTCTGTGTTTAGCTATTATGCTCACATTGCATATCTAGCAGAAAACGGTGGTCGAATTAGAGCAACCAACGGCAATAACTCATACGGAGATTTTGGTTCTGTAGCAGAAGGGTTCGACTCAACTGAAGCTCCCGGCACAGCCGTAGTTGACAACCGCCTGCAATTTGAAGCACAAATTGATCGTGTTATCACTGACGGATCAGCACTGACACAACTGGAATTTACTAACGCAGGTATTGATTACACGGAAGTCACTTACACACTTACAGGCGGCGGCTCAGGCGCTGTAGTTGAAGCAGATGAATTCCGTGACGATGCTGTGTTTCAAGTTCGCATGTTGGACTTAGTTGATGATAGTACTAATGCTCCAGAAGCAGACGGCAATCTTGGAGGATTTGGTTATATTACTGCTGCTAGCACCGCACAAGGTGGAACATCAACTAGTATAACCATAGCTGCCACAGACGGCGAATCCAGCACTGCATACATAGGCATGAAGATTGTGCTCACTGGTGGTGCAGGTGTAGGACAGTTTGGTATTATAGACACATATAATTCAGGTACAAAGTTGGCAGGCCTAGTTAAAGAATCAGACGGCACAGCAGGATTTGACCATTTAGTAGCAGGCACAGCAATTGTATCACCAGACGCTTCTACTACATATGTCATTGAGCCAAGAGTAACATTTACAGCACCCGGATATACCAGTACAGCTGCTACATTGCCAACTTCAGGCACGTGGACCGCAGTGAAATACGGTGAAACTGCTGCTGTGTACACCACACTATCAGGCACAGCAGTAACAATCACAGGTCAAGGAGCCACATTTACAGTGATACGCAATGGATGGAAATATATTCCGTCTCTGCAGGCGGCAGGCACAAGCTATGCCAGATTAGAGACCATAACCATTGGTGGTGCTAGTCTAGGCGGCACCACTCCTGCCAATAATTTAACAATTACTATCACCGCAGTAAATTCTACCACAGGCGCTATCTTAGAATTTGATCACACTGGTTACGGTATAGGCGGTAGATATGTAGCTCTAAGAAGTGGTAGCACAGTAGGTGCAACTTCGGAAGACGGAATCTCTTGGAATACAAGAGCCAGCCTGATGCCTAGTGCTGCAAACTGGGACGCAATGGCCACAGGTCTTTTTGATGACAATTCCTCAGTAGGTAAGGCAAGTAAATTCGTAGCAGTGGCAGGTACCAGTGCTAATACCACAGGCGCATACAGTGAAGACGGTATTACTTGGTCAGCAACTAACATGCAGACTTCTGCTACATGGGTTGATGTGGCTTTTGGCAAGCAAAAGTTTGTGGCAGTCAGTAGCGATGTAACCACAGTGAGAATCAGTAATGACGGTGAAACCTGGGATCAAACAGGCACATTGACCACAACTGGATTCACTGCTATTGCCTACGGCAAAAACAGATTTGTTACTATCAAGAGTGGTACTAACGTAACTAATTATGCCACTTCGACTACAGTCACAGGCACTTGGACAGCAGGTACATTGCCTTCTAGCTCAAACTGGAACAGTATTGCCTACGGCAACAACAGATTCGTTGCTATTTCAAATACTAGCGGTACTATAGCCGCATACAGTTTGGACGGTATTACTTGGACAGCCAGTACATTGCCCGCTACAGCAGTTTGGACCTCTGTTACCTACGGTCAGGGAGTGTTCCTTGCTGTGAGTACAACTACAGCAGCAGCTACATCACCAGATGGAGTAACATGGACAACTAGAACTACTTCTACAGCGGCCAGTGGCTTTTCAGCAATTACTTTTGGTAACAGAAATAGATACGGTTTGTTTGTGGGAGTTGGCGGTGGTACAGGCGATGTAGCTACTTATATTAGAACCGGCGCTACAGCTAGAGGTCGTGCTAAAGTAGCTGCTGAGAAACTATTCCAGGTCAATATTACAGAACCTGGATCTGGTTATGCTTCAGCACCCACAATCACATTTACTGATCCTAACAACACGTTTGAATCTCCTGTCACAGTGAGAACAGGTAGCGGAGTGTTGGCTAATCCGAGTTTTGTAAACAGGGGTTCGGGATACGTTACTGGCAGTGGAGAAGTAGATATAGGTGATGGTTATTCTAATCTGTTCCAGCCAGGTTCGTTCGTGGCCATGAGAAAAATTAGTGTTCAACCAGTACCAGGAGCCAACGTGGTGTTCAGTCATTTACCTGACAGAACTTTCAAATTGGTCAACGTGGTCACATTCTTGGGCACCAACGATGGCGCTTACACAGCATTCTTCCAAATTAGTCCACAGTTGACTATATCAGAAGCACCAACAGATGGAGTCACAGTTGAAACCAGAATTAGATACAGTCAGGTACGATTAACTGGACACGATTTCTTGGACATAGGTACAGGCAATTTTGCAGAAACTAATTATCCAGGACTCAGCACCCAACCTACTGTTGCTGCCAACGAGGCTGTGGATAACGGAGGAGGTCGTGTATTCTTTACCTCAACTGATCAAGATGGTAACTTCCGAGTGGGAGATCTATTTGCCATTGAGCAGTCAACTGGTATTGCTACACTGAATGCAGACGCATTTAATATTTCAGGACTGCAAGAACTTAATTTGGGTAACGTGACATTGGGAGGCGGGTCAGCAACAATCACTGAATTCTCTACAGACCCGTTCTTTACAGAAGACTCTGACAACATAGTACCTACACAGCGAGCCATTAAGGCCTATATTGCTGGACAAATTGGTGGCGGTGGTGCTAGCTTAAACGTAAACTCAATCACAGCAGGTAGTGTTTTTATTAGTTCTAACATTATAACTACTACCACTGGATCAGCAATTAAAATGAATGCAGTCTTTGAATTCAGAGGTGGAGTCACAGGAATACCTTTGGCGTTCAATTACTTTTTATAAACTAAATACAACGGAGAAATAAATTATGGCAACAGGAAGATTAGGAATAGCGGATCTATCAGCAGTTACAAACACAACAGTGTATACGGTGCCTGCTTCAACATTCACAGTAGCAACTCTCAGCATATGTAACAGAAGTTCCTCTGCAATCACAGTGAGAGTAGCAATAGCTTCTGCAGCTACTCCAGCTAATTCGGAATTCATTGAATTTGATGTTCAAATTCTAGCCAAAGGTGTTCTTGAACGTACTGGTATTGTCATGGATGCTGGAAAATTACTAGTAGTTAGATCCAGTTCACTTGATGTATCTGCTGTGGTTTACGGCATAGAAACTTCAACTGCATAAAGGAAAACGCAATGGCTCGAAAAATTCATACAGGAATAGCCTCTTCGGGAGGCGGCGGCTCACTAGGATCACTGAGTGTAGTAGGTAACACTCTAACTTCAGTGACAACCAACGAAGATATTGTGTTAGATCCAAACGGAACTGGTACTGTAAAACTTCCTAATGCTTACTTGGCTAGGGCTGGAATAACTGCAAATTCTGTTTTGCCGAAAAATTATATAGATAATAATATTTCTCCAGGTCCACTTTTTATTAGATTTGATTAAGGAAATATTATGGCAAGTGGAATTATAAGTAAAAACGCACTAACTGCTACGCTGACAAGTTATTACACATGTCCAGCTAATACAACTGCTTTTGTTTCAATCAATATATCAAATAGAACATCTGGCACCGTTACTACTAGTATAAATTTAAGTACAAACGGTTCTGAAAATCTAGGAGGATACATAGAATTTACGTCTTCGATTGCAGCAAATCAAGCACTAGAAAAAACAGGCGTGGTACTAAGTGCTGGGCAACAAATTTTAATTTCGGCAAGTAGTACTTCTACTACTTACGTAATTTTTGGTTATGAGAGGGCAATATAATGGCTACAGGTCTTTTAGCTTCAGCTAATTTAAACAGCACCAGTGATACTACAGTGTATACTGCTCCAGCAACAGCGGATATTCTTGTAGTTGCAAAGATTTTTCTTACCAACAGAACTGCTTCTGCAGTATCTGTACGATTAGCACTGGGCAGCTCTGGAGAAACTGCAATAGGCACTGGAAATTCTATAGAATATGATGTGACAATTCCTGCCTATGGAATCTTAGAAAGAGGAAATATTATGCTTGGAGCAAGTCAACGTATCCTTGCAAGAACCGGTACCGCTGGCGTATCTGTTGCGGTGTGTGGTGTTGAACAACCATAATATAGGAGTTTTTTAAATGGCAAAAGTAAATTATTGGGTGTTATGTGAAAAAGAACAAGACGGAACAGCATTTCCGTTTGGTCCACATAGAGAAGAACCTCCAGACGAAACGTTACCAATGGATGAAAGACACATTTGGGTACAATTAGATGATCAAGATGGTTACTATATTTGGCAAACTTGGGATTTTTTAAACAACGGTATGATGGATTCGCGTTATAGAGGTCTTAGTTTTAGAGGTTTCAAGTATAATCTTGCTGAAAAAACGTGGACTGTTGAAGAGCCTTTTAAAATATCTTGGCAAGCAGTGCGGAATACTAGAATGGCAAAATTACAAGATACCGACTGGGTAGTAGTAAAATATATGGAACTAGGGGAGCCATTGCCTACAGAATGGGCAACCTGGAGACAAGATCTTAGAGATTGGCCTGCAACACAAGAAGCCGCTGGATTTACTCCCGAGCAAGCATTAGAAAATTTAGACCATCATTATGATCCAGTCACTAAAGCCCGAAGGTTGGCAATGGGTTTACCTTTAGAGCCAGTGCCACACAGTCCAAATAAGGCAATTTTATAATGTCACGTTTTATTGGTAATCGAGGCGTAATCGATAATTTACAGGAAAGTGGCAATTTCGCCATGACTGGAAATTTAGTGGTTCCAGTATTACCAACGTCTGCTACTGCACTTATTCCATTGTCAAATACCTGCACTTGCCTAGACCCTGGTACAAAACGTACCCAATGTATGGTTTCTGTTTTTAACAGTGCATGTTGCCAAGGCCCCGGCGGCTCTGCGAATCCGGTCTTTTGTACTTGGACAGTGCCAGCAGCAGTACAAAGAGCTACTTTTCAAATGTGGGGTGCAGGAGGTGGCGGTGGACGGGGGTGTGGTCCTGCTGGCCGCGGAGTTGGAGTTCCAGGCGGTAGTGGCGCATTTGTGCAATTTACTGCTGCGGTGGTTGCCGGAGAAACTTACTGTTTACGTGCTGGCGGTGGCGGCACTGGACAAACTTATGGTGGTCAAGGATGTGGCGGTGACTGTAGTTGTATTTGTCGTGTAGGTGGTGGCATCAATGTAATAGCATTTGGCGGAGGCGGAGGCCCTGCCTGTAGAGATTGCAATGGAACCATTGGTAGCTCAGGGTCATATGCAGGATGTTTTGCTATAAACGACACTACCTGTATGGTTGGTCCATGCATAAGAAGAAGCGGAGCAAGAGTAAGTGGAACAGGACCGTATTGTGCCTGCGGATACTGCTGTCGTAGCTCACAGCAGAGAGGTGCTGACGCTTTCATGGGAGGCTGGGGAGCCCAAGGCAATTGCAAGGGCAATCAAGTTTGCTCTGATTCCGGTGGAAGATTTGCTCTCACGCACGGCGGCGGCGGCGCTGGCGGTGCTGGCCACGGTAGCGGTCAAGGACTTTATTCGACACCGTGTTGTAGAGGCGGCCGTGGTGGCGCCGGAATGATTCTAATATGGATGTAATTATATGAGCAGATTTGTTTCAGGTAGAACAATGCGCCCTGGCACTGATTTAATCGAAGGCATAGCTAACACCGGCGCAACAGCCACTGGCGAAATTATTTCAACCGGCACCCCAGCGGCAGCCACTGATTTAATAACAAAAGGTTATGTTGATGCACTGGTGTTGACATTACCGTTGCCGGGAAACACCGTAACTTGTGCATGGCAGGCTGCCGGAGATAGCGGTGCCCAATGTAACGGCACATTTACAGTGCCCACAGGCGTTTCAAATATTTTTGTACAGGTTTGGGGCGCCGGTGGCGGAGGCGGAATGAATTGTAGCTGGAAAGTTGCATCGCCTGGCGGTGGCGGAGGCTATGCTCACAAGTCAATTGCAGTATCGGCAGGACAGATATTTTGCTACTGTGCAGGTCACGGAGGACAGGGAGGCTGTTATCCTAGCAGCAAGGTTGGACAAACGGGATGCCATTCAGTGTTTTGGGGACCAACATCAGGACCTAGTCATTGTGTAATAGGCTGCGGCGGATGCGGCGGGTCTTGTAATGGAAACATATACGGCGGCCGAGTAGGCTGCGGCGGTTGCTCACAGGGCGGCGATTTGTGTGTACAAGGCGGAGATGCAATGCAAAATAGTTGTTGTGCATCTTGTGTGTCAAAATGCAATAATACAAATTGCTATACTCCCCAGATTTTTGCAGGGGGATCTTTTCTAGGAGCCCCTACAAGATACTTGTATATATGTTACCAATTGTGTTGCCCTGGAGGCAAATTAGGCTGCCACGGCTGCGGTATGCCATTTGGCGGTGGCGGTTTTGGTGGAATTAGTGGTGGGTATAGTGGCGGCTGTGCCTGCGGATCCCCAGGCGGTGGTGGTGCAGTAGTAGTTTGGTTCTAAGGAGAAAAAATGTCACGCTTTGTATCAGGATTTACAGAAGACAATGCAATATTAAATAGAGCACCAGTTTTTATCACAGGTGGTGCAACTACCGGTGTTATCAGTACCTCTGCCACACCATCAGGTAATGCTGTTGCTACCAAAAGTCAGGCAGATACATTAGGCACCGGCGGTGGCGGAGCAACTACTAATGGTGTCAGTGTATTGACTGTAGTAGCAAGTCAAGTGCCCGCGAGTGGCTGGTATTCTCATAGTAGTGCAGCAAGCTGTAACTGGACTGTTCCAGCAGGAGTAAACAGAATATTTGCTCAAGTATGGGGAGGCGGTGGAGGCGGTGGAGGCCCAAGTTGCAAGCAGATATCTGAGACTGGAGGTGCTGGTGGATATACACACGGTACATTTGCAGTTCAACCAGGTGATATTATCTGCACGCAAGCAGGACGCGGCGGGTGTAGAGGTTGTTGTTTGCGGTACGGCTTTGCCGGTCAAATAAGTTTTGTTTGCAATGCAACAAGATCAATACAATTAAGATCATATCCGGGACAAGGCGGCAGATGTAATATGTCCAATTACGCCAGAGGCACAGGCGCACCAGGCAGCGGTGCCGGCGGTGGGTTAAATTTAGCCGGTGCCTGCGCATTTTCGGATTTGCAATGTTCTTGTCAAAAGTGGTCCGGCGGAAATATGAAGCCACACGCCTACGCGGTAGGCCCTCAATCGTTTGGTGGATTTTCAGTAGCTCAAGCCGGTTTTGCCAGTGGTGGCGGTTGTCAAACGTTATGTGGCATGAATAATCCCAGCCCTGGGGGTGGTGGAGCTGGGACTGGGATGGGATACCCTAATAGCAATAAAGGCGGCACCGGCGGTCCAGGCCTGGTTATGATTTGGTTCTAATTAAGAATTTCCTGCACACAAGTTAGTTGAGATATATAGTGTGTGCAGAAAATATCTATAATAGGAAGAGGAACAGCTGGGTGTATTTCGGCAGCGCATTTTCTCTATCATACTGATTGTTACGTAGACTTTTACTATGATAATAATATCAAACCTCAAGCAGTAGGCGAAGGATCAACTCTTATACTGCCCACAAGACTGCATCAAACAATAAATTTTCAACACCAAGATTTATCTATAATTGATGGCAGTTTCAAATATGGAATAAAAAAAACAGGTTGGGGGGGAGGTTGTGAATTTATTCATAACTTTGCCCCACCTGGAGTTGGTTATCATTTTAATGCCATAAAATTACAAGAACACATTCTAAAAACAATTTCTAGTAATCCAAGATTACGAATAATCGAAAATCACGTTGAGCACGACGAGATTGACAGCGAATATATTTTAGATTGTGCTGGTAAACCTAACAATTACAACGATTACACAATGTCGGAGGTTATTCCGGTAAATTCAGTTTATGTAACACAATGCTATTGGGATTATGCCAAGTTCCAGTACACCTTAACACTTGCA